GAGTTTCAGGCCGGCCAACTCGACGGCTGGGTGAAGGACCTGAGCACGCTCGCGAAGGAACTCGGCTTGTCCCGCCAAGCGATCTACGACGCGCGCAACCGATTCCCCGACGCACCGAAGAAGCACGAGGACGGACGCCGCGAGAACCTTGCAGCGTGGCAGCAGTTTTGCGCCGAGAACGTGATCGGCAAGGACGTGGCGACGAAGAACCTCGCCGAGCTCAAAGCCGAACTCATGCGCGAGCAAATCCGCCTCGCCCGCTCAAAGAACGAACGCGAAGCCGGTGACGTCATCGACCGCGAAGTCGTCGAGGCGATGCTCGTCACGCTGGGCCAGAAGCTCAACCTGCTCCTCCGCCTCAAGCTGGAGGTGGAGCTGGGGCCGCGCTGCGTTGGGATGAATGCGGCGGAGATGAACGTCGAGGGCGGTGTCATCCTCGGCGAGATTCGGGAAGTCATCAACGCGAACATCGCGACGTTTGAGGGTGAGGCGCTGGATCGGTCGCGGGATGGGGAAAAGATTGTTTGAAATAGTTGTTGCAATCAATCAAACGCCTCTCATGATCTCCAGTATGAACTTCACCGCCGCCAAATTTAACAGCCTCGCAAACGCCCGCAGCTACACGGACCGCACCGTCAAAGCCTCGATGATTATTCTGGGCGATGACATGAAATTCTGGGTGGTAACGATGGCGGTTGCCGCAAAGCTTCTGGCCGGTGGCTACGAGGTGGCCGCATGAACACCACGGACAAAATTATGGTTGAGGTCAAAAAGCACGGCGTGCACGGCTTCGAGGCAACTGAGATTACGGCCTACCTGCTGAAAAAAGCGGGCGGTGATTCGAAGCTCGCTATTCGCATGGCCGCAACCCCGATCAAGATCAACGGAAAGGCGGTCTGGTGACCGCCGGTGGCAAACGCCAAGGCGCAGGCCGCAAGCCCCTCCCGCCCGACCAGCGCGCTGTCGGCGTGACGATGCGCGTCCGCCCCGACATCGCGGCGCGCTTTGCCGCGTGGTGCACGCTTCGCGGCGTGAGCCAGTCGCGGACGTTCTCGGCGTGGGTGAAACGCTCGGCGCGGGAATCGCCACAAGGACTGTGACCACCTCCGACCTCCTCTGCGCCACCCTGCGCCTTCCGCAGCCAGACCGCTCGCCGATTTACGAGTGGGCGCGCAAGCACATAATCCTGCCCGAGTCCTACGCAACCAGCGGACCGTTCAACGTCAAGATTTCGCCGTGGCTGATTCCGATCTTTGACGCGTTGCAAAACCCGCTCGTTCGCCGCGTTCACTTCCGCAAGGCCGTGCAGATCGGCGGCACGCTCGTCGCTGACATCTGGGTGCCGTGGCTCATCTGCAACGACGCGGGGCCCATCTCGTGGACGATGCAGACCGACGAGATGATTGACAGGCACGCGAAGTCGCGGCTGAACCCGATTTTCGAATCGTGCAAGCCCGTCGCCGCGATGCTCCCGCGCGTCGGGCCAAATCGGACGACGACGGAGATTTACTTCGGCGGATTCTTCTTCCTGCTCAATCCTGCGAACCTTTCCAGCCAGCAGAGCCAGTCGATTCGCTACAAGATCAACGACGAAATCTGGCTTCCGAAATGGCAGGAGGTTTACGGCCACGCCGTCGCCCGCGTCTCGCGCTTCGAGGAAGTCGGGCGATCGAAAATCTACAACACCAGCCAAGCGCCGATCATGGACCTTGAGACCGGAAACGTGGAGGACACCTCGTTTCGGAAAGGCACGCAGCAGGAGTGGAGCACGGAGTGTCCTTCGTGCCGCAAGGTTCACCCGATCGCCTTCGCGCTTGAAAAGAACGAGGAGACGGGACTGCGCGGTGGCGTGGTCTGGGACGCCGCAGCAAAGCGCGACGACGAGACATGGGACGTGGCGCGGGCGGTCGCCTCGTGCCGGTTCCGTTGTCCTCACTGCGGCCACGAGTCGCCGGACACCGACACGACGCGCAACGCGTGGAAGCGCGCGGGGCGCTTTGTTCCGATGAACCCAGCGGCGCCGTCGGAGATTCAAAGCTTTCGCGTTGAAGCCGTCGTCAGCCGCCCGATGCGGTTACTCGTCGAAGAGTTCTGCGAGGCCGACAATCACCACGTCCGTCAAGGCGACGACAAAATGAAGATCGAGTTTCGCACGAAGCGCGAGGCTCGCCCGTGGATTGTCGAGAAGAAGGTGGTCAATCTCTTCGTGCAAAAGTCGGATTACACCGTCGCCCAGTTTTCGAACGGCGAGGGCATCGACGGCGAGGTCATCCGCTTCATGGCCGTGGACCGGCAGCAAGATCATTGGTGGGTGGAGATCGGCGCGTTCAGCTCGGCGACGGGGCCGACCTACAAGCAGCTTTACTTTGGGCGCATCGAGACGCGGGACCAGCTTCGGCAGATGCAATTCCGTTACAAGGTGCAGGACGCGTGCGTGGCTCAAGATCGCGGCTACCGGCCCGCCGACGTGGACCGCGACTGCGCGGACTTCGGTTGGCGCGGGATGCGCGGGCACGCTCGGAAGACGTGGACGATGCGCGACGACGCGAGCGACAAGCTGATAAACTTCCCGTTCAGCGAGCCGCGCGTGAGCGACTACCGAGGCGGGGATGTGTATTACTACGACTGGTCAGGCGACTATTTCAAAGACCTCCTCGCGAACGCGCTGGAAGCCAAAGGCGATCTCAAGTGGCTCCTGCCGGCCGATGTCAACCCGCTCTATCTCGAACACCTCAAAGGCGAGTCGAAGGTCGAGATCCGAACCGGCGTTTGGGAGTGGCGCGAGGTGAAGAGCAACGCGCCAAACCACGGCTTGGACACCTCAGCGATGATGCTCTGCATGGCGACGATTGCCAACGTCGTGCGCTACACGCCGGTGAAAGACTGAGCTTAGTTTGACGTTTCGGGCAGTGGTATGCTCGACAACCCATTTCTCGGACTGGACAGCGCGACCCTGACCGCGCTCAAGACCAAGACAATTGACGCAATTCAGGCGGTGCTTCTAAACCAGAGTTACAGCCTCAACGGGAAAAGCGTGAGCCGCGCGGACTTGAACGCGCTCAACAATATGCTCGGCAACTTACAGGACGCATTGACGAACGCGGCAGGAGACTCCACGGATACCACCTTCGTGAGCTTCACGGGACTCTGACCTTATGGACACCGACCTTTTCGACGCGTCAAAATTGATCGCCCAAAAACCGTGGCTCGACCGCGCGCTCGAAAACATCGCGCCGACGTGGGCGTTGAAACGGCTAGAGGCTCGCGTCGCGAAGTCACTTTTCGAATACAACGCGGCTCGGACAAATCGGCTCTATGCTCCGAAGCAATACGCGCAACCAGCGGAGTCATCGCAGAACCAGCGCGACCGCGTGGTGATGATGTATGAGGCGCAGGACTTGGTGCAGAACTTCCCAGAGGCTCGCGAAATTTCACGGAAGTTCGGGACCTATCTGACGCCAAACGAGTACTCTCCGACGACTGGTGACCGCGATTACAACCAGACTATCAGCGAGTATTTTCACGCGTGGTGCAAGACGTGCGACGTGACGAACCGGCACAGCTTCAAGAAGCTCGTGCAGCTCGCCGCCGAGGAGCGTCCGGTGGACGGTGACTGCGGCTTCGTCATCCGTCGCAGCGGCGAAGGGCTCAAGCTGCAACTCGTGCCCGCGACGCGCATCGGCAACCCAAATGACACGGCGGTCGCGTCGAACAACTACTACCAAGGCATCATCACGAATGACTTCGGCCAGCCGGTCGCGTATCGGATTTATCGCGTGAGTCGCGACGGCGTTTATTTCGGCGCGGAGGACATCCCCGCGAATCAGTTTTGTCACTACCTCGATCCATTCCGTGTCGATCAATACCGAGGCATTACGGATTTCCACGCCGCGATTCAGACCGCGCGGATGCTCCACGACATCCTGCAAGCCGAGAAGGCTGGCGTGCGTTTCTCGTCGCAACAGGCCGCGCTCATCTTCAATGACCGAGGCGTCGCGAACCCGCGCAATCTATTCCAGCCGAATCCTGCGCTCTCGCTCCCGAGCGGGCAGCAGCAGAAAAACGAGCTCACCGAGGTGGGCATGATTCGCTACTTCCAAAACAGCGACCGCGTCGAGGTGATGCCGTCGCGTCCGTCGCAGGCGTTTACGGGTTTCGTCCAACATTTAATGAAGGAGATTGCCATAGGGGTCGGGGTGCCCGAGGCAGTCTTGTTCACCACGCAGGACTACAAGGGGCCCAGCGTCCGCGCAGAATTCGCCGCAGCCGACCGCGTGTTCACCCGCCAGCAGGGCGTTCTCACTGACAAGGTTCTCGACCCGATCAAGGACGCCGTGATTCTCGACGCTATCGCGCGCGGAGAAATCCCGCCGCCTCCGCTTCTGGCTGGCGAGACGATGGTTCACGCGTTGCGTCGCGCGACCTCGGGCGAGTGGCGTTTCCCCGCAAAGCTCTCGATCGACGTGGGCCGCGAGTCGGCGGCGAACATGAACGAGAACCGGCAAGGCGCAAAGTCGTTGCAAGAAATCGCTGCCGAGGAAGGCACGGACGCCTTCACGCGGTTGGAGCAGATCGCCATCGAAGCCGCCTACGTCAAACAGCTCGCCGAAAAATACGGCGTTCCCGAGACCGCGATTCGGCTCACGACCAACTCGCTTCCGAGCACGCCCGCAGCCGCAGCCGCAGCGGGCGACGCGGTGGGCGTCAGCGCAGCAGAGGCGCAGGCGGCGAGCGGTACGGCTTCCG